GGCAGCAGCCACGGCTGCGTCAGCCCAGGCTAAGAAGGCATCGCGTTGCAAAGCAACGGGCTCATTGGATTGCTGGATAAGTTCAAAGGCACCTTGTGCGCGCTCTGCCGCTTCTGTGAGCGCTTGGCCCGCCGTCATCCCGAGCTCTTTATAAGCCGCCCCCACATCATTGGCGAGGTACGCTTGGCGCTTTAGGCTTTCATTGTGCTCGGTAAATTTAGCCTCTAGCGCATCGAGCACAGCGAGCTGCGATTGATACTGCGCACCAGCTCCTTGGACGGCCGTGCGAGCTGATTGAATACTTTGAATGAAGCCATCCACACCATCACGCACACCGTCTAAGTTTTGCGCTTGTTGTTCCAGTGTTTGAATGACGTTTAGCGCTTGCGGCAGTGACAGAGCCAGCATTTCTTGGCGTTGGCGTTCCGCCTCGGCAGCTTCGCTAGCTGATGCAGCCAGCTTGGCTTGATGGTCGGCCATATTCAGGTATGCGCCGGTGGCTTCATCCATGATGATAAGGCCACGTTGCAGTGCATCCTCTAGCTGCTCTTGGTCGGTGATATTGAGTCGTGTTTGGTCGCTGATGTATTTAAATTCATCGGCCAGAATACGGGCCTGGATGGCAGCATCACGTTGGCTTTGAGCCAGCTTGGCCTCGATGTTGAGTAAGTTGCCATACTCGCCACCTAAATCAATAAGCTCGCTAATGAGGACGGTGTACAGTCCCGCGCGACCAATGCCTGCCGCCATTTTATTAAACTTGCCTGCAGCCACTGTGGCCGCTTCGGTGGCAGCAGTTGCGGTAACAATCGCTGCACGATACTGAGCAAACGCGGTTATTGCTGCTGTCGTGCCCTGGATCACATTACTGAAATAGCTGCCCACTTTCAGTGCGAGCCACACTTTGGCCACTGTGGCTATTTCTTCACGGTACTCGTATAGCGTTTCGCCGGTGGCTTTGATGGCCTCGCCAGTGATTACGATGGTATCACTGATACTTTGCGCCCATTCCTGTAAGCGCCCATCAGCGGCCATTTCTGCAAACTGCTCATTAATGTCGGTGAGTTGGCCTTTGAGCCAGTCCATCGCCCCTGACTGAGCGATGAGGTTATAAAACTGCTCTACATTGTCGCGAGCGTTGGATACTTGGCCACTGAACAACGCCATTTGTGCGGCAGCGCTGCCTTCACTGGCGCGGCCCATTTCGTCAATCAAGGCTGCGATAGTGTCACGGCCTAATTTACCGGCGGTTGATAGCTTCTGCAGTTCCTGCACGTTTTTACCAGTGGCTTGCTCTAGCATTTCCCAAACGGGCACACCGCGCTCAACCAGCTGCAGGATTTCTTCACCTTGCAACTTTTGCTTAGCCCAGGCTTGACCAAGAGCGAGTGAAATACCTTCCACTTCTTCAAATGAGCCGCCAAGCTTTAGGGCACTATCGGTGATGGCCTGCAATGTGCCATCCATTGGATCTAACCCAAAGGCTTTAAGGCGCACAAACGCCTGGCTCACTTCCCCTAGCTGCAGCGGGGTGTTCTTGGTGAACTCTTTTACCCATTCGGTGGCGGTTTCGCCGCCCTCGATGCTGCCCATAAGAGCCGACATCTGAACACCCAACTTTTCGAACTTATCACCGGTGCGAAATACATCACCAACAGCCTGGGCTACACGGTCTAAGCCAACATACGCCGTCGCTAATGCTGCAACTTGGCCTGCAACATTGCCGAGGCTAGCAGCATGCGCTTGTTGCGCGGCACTGCCTTCGCGCATATCACGTGTTAAATCATCAACAGCGCGCCCTGTGCGATCACATTGGGCCGCGAGCTGCCGCTTCGCGACTCGTAGGTTATCCGTATCGATACCCGAGCGCGTTAACCTCGCTTGCAGCGCTTGATGCGCACTATGCTGCTCGGTCAGTTCCTGGCGTAGTTGCGCCAGATCTTTCTCTGCTGCATCCAAAGAACGGCCCAAGTCAACAAAGGGCTTGTCGGTGTCTTTGGCGTCGCGCTGTAATTTCTCAAGCGCTGTGGCAGCGGCATACACCGCAACTTCTTGCTCTTCGAGTTCGCGCTTGGATTGCTCAAAAGAGCGGATCAAATCTGATTGGTCGCCGAGTTGGTCAAGCTCATTAGCTAGTTTGGCTGCAGCGGGGTTTGCTTCGTCAGCGCTACTGGCAATGCCTCGCAACTCACTAATTAATTCAGTGAGGTTTTGTTTTCCCGTTGCCTCAGCAACGACACGAAGGGCTAGCTCTAACGTTTTATTTGCCATGTTTAAACTCGGTTTAAAAAGAGGAAAAAGGGGCGAGCGCCCCTGGAGGTTTGCCAGTAATTAGGAGTCTGTTAACTCATCCACGACGTAAGGCTCATTTTTGCCAGGAGGCAGTTTGGCCGTTCCTTCTAAAGCGCCACTGACATAATCACTGCCGCTCAGATCCATCTCACTGGATGGCATCATCGAAGCGTCGTAGATATCAAACTTCATACGCTTGCCGTTAGTGAGGTTTTCACCTTCACCAAATAGACGTAGGCGTGTTTGCGATTTCGTGCCGCCGCGAATGCGTTTGCCAGAAACCGCGTTGTACTGTCCTGTCACGGTGATTGAGCCACCGCCATCCACAGCACCACCCGGTAGCGCACGGATTAAGCCCAATGCATAATTGAACTCGTAGTCTGTGCCCATCACCAACTCCGTGGCGGCTTGTGAAACAACTAACCCCTCAGAGGCAAAGTTGTTGTGACCAACCGCTACCCACGAGTTATTGGCCGGAAGCGTGACCGGCTTATCTGTGAGTGTCCCTGACGCCTCATTAATGGTTTGCACTTCACCCATTAAGGCCATTGCTACCAGTTCAGCGGGTTGGTCGTCGAATTCCCAACCGATTGCTGCAGGCTTGGCTATTTTAATGTCATCCAGTGCCTGGCCTTTGGAGGCCTTTTTATTTGATATACGCGGCTTCGATTCCGCTTCTGCTTTGATTGAGAGCTTGGTGGTGTTAATGGGACCAATGATTTGGCCCATAGACTGACCTTGCTCGTTGAGACGATCAACAAAGACGTTGGCCGCTAGATAGATACCATCACTCATGGTTTGGCTCCTTTAATTCTCATTTCAGTGGTAAAGGCCAACGGATAATAGCCGTGGCTTTTGTCGTACTTCGGTTTGATTGGGGTATTCACTCGCTTCCACGGGCCGACAGGGCCAGTGCGTTTGCCAGCGAGTGCGCGAATGGTGTTTGCAATTAACTTTCCTGACTGGGCACGCTCTCCCATACGGTCAACGACTATCACGAGCCAGGTCTGGCGGAACTTCTGGTTATTACCAGCCATCACTGTCTCGTCTATGTGGTCGCCGTAGTAGAGGTAAAACAGCGCCGGTGCGCGGGTAATATTGTCCAGTTCGGTGAGGTTATTGAGGTGCGCCACATTAAAAACACCTGGCACTGAGCTCAGCGCTGTTTCAATATGTGAGGCGGCAGCAAGGTAATCATCAGCAATCTCAAACATTACAACCACCCTTTGGATTTTTCACGCGAGAAGACACTGCCGCTGGAGTGTATGATGGCCGTATCGCCGGTATCAGGCTTTGCACCCGTGCTGCTCGTGCCTAAAGACAAGACTCCTTTGCCGACATCACGCAAGAACTTCAACGCATTCTCATAACGCTCTTTGACCACTTCGGGCGCATGGTCACTGCCGAGGCGGTAGCGGGCTATGTCGCAACAGTGACTCACTAGGATGGTTGGCACCGAGGCCAGAGGCAGGGAGTAGCGCCCCGCTAAATACCCATCAATCTCCGCACTGGCATCACTTAGGGCTTGCTCGAGCACACTGACATTCACTTCATCAGGATTGGAGGCCTCGCGAGCCGTGAGAATGACCATATCGCGCTTATCAAAGCGCTCTAACATGTCAGCCACTGTTGCATACGCCATGGTTACGCCCCTCCGTTGGCAGCAGCAACAGCATCTACGATGATTTGCCACGCTTCATCACGTTGCGCTGCACTCGGTTTCACCGTTTTAGGCTCATCACCGTCGTGCTCGCCTGGGACTGTGAATGCGACCTGATCAACATTGGGCTTTTTATCAAACGCCTTCTCGACCATGATGGCCACAATGGGCTTGAGTGCATCGTCTACTGTGTCTAGCTTTACAAGCTCACCCAAATTTGCGAGGTCCACGTGTGATTTCGATACAGCGCTTTGGCTCGCTTTTTTATCTTGCACAGTGATGTGTGGATCTTGGCCAAGAGCTTCAATTTGCTCGTCGGTGAATGCTGAGGCATCGAAGGTGTTCTTACCAGGTGCAAACTTGAACCCGCAGCGCCGATAGACTTGATCACGTGGGTTGATAACGACAAGGCCAGCAGGCCCATCACTCTGAGTATCTTTTGACATTTCATATCCTGCCTTTTGAATTAGGTTAAAAGCGGAGCGAGCCCCGCTTTAAATGAATAATCGCGTCGCTACGGGAGCCAAGGAACCACCAACACCTGAACCGCTTGGTAGTTGGTATTAGAGGCACCATTTGCCTTTTGCTGAGCTTCAATTAGCGCTTTGGCTTTGCTGCGATTTGAGGGACCACAAACTAAGACATCAGGATCAATGCCCAGCGGGCGGCCTTTATCTGATGTAAGGCCCATCATCTTCTCGACACCCGTATTAAAATTGCTTTCGTTTAGTTCTGCTTTTGAGGCATAGGCTTGCTGCCAAAAGCCATAACCGGCATTCACACGGGCATCAACGCCGTAGAGGTATTCATCCGCCATGAACACATGATCTGATGTGCCCGCATCGGTTTTGGCGCTGAGCTTATAGTCTTTGCGTTTTTGGAAGATAAGCGGCTTTAGAGGGCGGCGAGTATCAAGCAAGTACCAGGGGCTACCAGTGCCGTCTTGCATATTGGAGACAAGCTTTTCGTTGTCGCCTTCGCCGACAACATGCTCAGTATCAAAGTAGTTTTGACCGTCATAGCACAGCGAGGTGAAGCCTTTGGCGAGGCATTCATACACCAGTTCGTCAGGGTGAGTACTTGCCGCATAGCCCATATCTTGGAACTTGGGCATTAAGATACCGAGCTGATCATCTTCGATGTACTCAGAGGCAATGCCCTCAGTGGCCTCGAATTTCTCATTTTTAATCGAGTAAGAGTGCATCGCCATTTTGTTGACCTGACGATCACCAATCCATTTGCGCAACCGGCTAAATTCGCCAAGCCATGCATATGTTTCTGTGGCAGTCGTAGAATTAACTTCTGTCGCGATGCGCGTATAAGTCGGCTTATAGGTCTCTCGACCTTGTTTAAAAGCCGTTTTAACAGCGGTGTAAACCGCACGTAAGGTGTTGGCCGTGATTTGCATAGTGTCTTTAAACTCCCAGTTCCACCCACACACCATTGCTCGCCACCTCAATAATGGTGCCAGCAGTGGAGCGGGTATTCGTTGCAGAATCGATAGACACTGTGTCTACCGCGCTAAAAAAAGCTGTCTCGCCGACATTGGCCTCAGTGATGTCACCGGCATTGCGAAATAGATGCTCGCCAATTTCCACCGTTGCCTTAGCTGCTTTGTCTACGCCCTGACTGTTATCAACAGCCAAGCGAGTGATACCAGCACAGATACCCACAGCGCCGACGTTCACCAGTAAGCCTGCTGCGTTTAAGATGGCAGGCTCTTCTCCTTGAAGGCTGACAGAGGCAGCCAGTGGATAAGCACGGTGCAAGCCCGCACGTTTTGCGATAGAGGACATAACTGCCTACTCCTTATTTATTTTGCTTGAATGTTTCTTCATCGAAGCCACAGGACTTAAGCACGGCAATGTCTTCTGAGCTCAGCTCGGAGTCGTCACCTTCTTGCTTATTTTTGTCCTGAGACCCAGGAACCTGGCTGTGCTGTGCAGTCAGAGCGGCCACAGGCTGGCGGGCATCGAGCTGGGCCTTCAGCGCTGCTATGCCTTTTTGTTTGCCAAAATCGGTGAAGTACTCAACCTCGGCGGCAAGGATGCGGCCCTCTTGTTTAGCCGCCTCAATCGCCTGGTCAACCGTGAGGCCATTGTTCTCGCCCTTAAGTGCGACGAACTCTTGGTGCAATGAGTCATAGGTTTTGCGGGGCACGTATTCGCCTAAATCAACAGAGCCGGTGCCCTGAGCTTTCAGCGAGGCGACTTGCTCATTCGCGTCTGATAGCTGCTGGCCAAGCGTCTCTACAGAGTCGGCTTTATCTTTCATGGCTTTGCATGCGGCCATCGCGGTTTGGTATTGCTCAGCCGTTGGTGATTGGCCTTCCGGCACAGTCACACCCAGCAGCTCGAGCAATTGCAGTGCTTCGTTCATGGTTGTTTCCTCTTTTGGAGTGGAGTTGTTTTTCAGCACAGCAACGGCCTTCATGCCATCAACAGCAGGCTCGTTGGTCAGTGCGAAATGGAGTAGCTTGGTTGGTCGGCCAGTCTGCTTGTTGTAAGCAAACACCGGTGAGATATAGCGGTACTCATCATTGCGAAGGTACTGAGCGGCTCGTGATGTCCACTTTACGTTGAGGGCAAAAAGGCCTTCGCCTGGTACGTACTCGATACCAGAGGGGCTGAACCACCCAGCAGCTGGAGCGGGCTGGCCATTCTCATCGGCATGCAGCGTCTGGTGTTCATAATCAAAATGGAATTCGTTTTTTCGTAGATTGAGCTGCGCAAGAATCGCCTCGTAAGCAATGCTGTCGAGTAGCCATGAACCCGTAGGCACATCATGAGGGCGGCCATCGTGAGCACGAAACTCACCATCGGGCATGACTTGTACACGCTCGCTCACCCCGTCGTCATCAACATCCGCAACAAAGCGACAAGCAGCAAAGCCAACATGGTCATCATCGCGCGCAGTGAGTGCGGCGATTGGATTCACTTCCGTGTGGACAGTTCCTGGTTGTTTAGGGAGGCATTGCTGTTTGCGAGTGGACATAAAAATACTGGCACCAAGGGATTAACTTGATGCCAGTATTGTTTATTTTTTCTTTTGGTTGGTGGTGCGACGCTTCGGGAAAGTGAGAGCGTAATTGAAGTGTGCTCCCTGATTTAAAGTTTAGCTAACCACACTTAGATAATCCAACACCGTTTAAAACGTGTTTAAAAGCCTCTGTAATGCAATAACTCTAAGAAAGCTTACACAGATACTAATTTCTTTCTTTGTACTCTTAGAGTGGCTTACAATAAAGTTAATTGAATGAAAGAAACGAAGCTATAACGTTGAATATGTCGTCCTCATTCTCAGCGTTAATCCCAAAGTACTCCCGAGCTCGAATAGCCGCAGGACCAGGAGCCATATCACTGGTTCCGCCAAAGTTATGAATAGCTGCGTAAGGCTTGTTGCTGCCAATCTCTGCCCAGAATGCGCCACTGTCTGCTTCAATGCTTGCAGCGAGGCCGCCAGCACTGGCCTGAAGTATTTGCCCACCCACACGCTTGGGGTTTGCTTTTAGGTAGTTGTCACTCAACGCTTCCCAGTGCTCACCTGTGACAGGGCTTGCCTCATCAGCAAATGCATCCTCCGTCGCACCTTCCATAATCGCTGCGACTTCATTCATCGGCTCGCTGAGGTCATCAAAGCTGTTAGCAATACTGAGCAGTGTATCGATACTCTCTGCGCCTAGAATGTTGATGGCTATCTTTGACATTTCATATCCTTAAACTAAATTTAAAAGGCAACACTAATCTGCATTTCCAACCCTAAATCATCGCTGCTAGTGTGCTTTCAGCAGCTTTGACTCCCAACCTAAACTGTACGATAATTACTCATGGCGGTAGTGTACCCCGATTGGTAAGGGGCAGTTGCGCATCGACTGTGATGTGAGTTCGATTCTCACCCTACCGCCACACATCATAAAGCCCACCTTTGATACCCGCTTCAATCGCGTCGATATCCACCTTGAACATATTAATCACTGCATCCAGCCCAGTCGCTTTATCGTTAAAGCGCACGACAACTTTAATAGCATTTTGTCCCTGGCGAACAACATACAGTAATTCGCCTTTAGCCGGTTCCCACAACAATTGAGTGTTGGGGTCGTTGATGTAGCGGGCTAAGTTAGCGTATTCACTCAAGCTCAGTGAGCGTTGTGCCGCCTGGTGCTTTTCACTGTGGGCATGCGCCAATGCGCGTTCACTGACCACCACGGTGCGCACAGCATCCACTCCTTTTGCGCGCAGCTGTTCGTTAACCTCATCGGGTAGAAAGCTCACAACGGTTTTATGGCGTGGTCTTGGCCCATTGGCTTTTAACTGTGCAGTGTCGTTATCAACTTTCGCTTTTTGGAATCGCTCAACCCTGGCAATACTGTCTTGTGCCCAAGACTCAAATGCTTCATGGCGGGCGTGTGAGTTGTTCAGCGCTTGGACTACCTCCGCACGAAGAAGGGGATCATCGACGCGGCCAATCTTATTGGCGATGGCGACATCGGTGCCAAAGCTACTTTGCCCGGGTGAGTAGGCCCAACCTAAATCCGGTGTCATGACATCACCGCCTGGGAGCTTCACGCGAGCATGAGGCACGGTTTTAACCTCACCAGATTCTTGACTGATCAGCTCAGCATCAAACTCTTGAATGTAGCCGCTTCCGTCTTCGACCGTTAAGCCTCGTTCACGAACCTGAGCTTCGGTGAGCGCACGCACTCGACAACGACAGCCCCACCCATTGGGCGGATAGATGACAGACCATATTGGGTCGTCCCATCGGAACACTCGCCCACGTAAGCGGGCATGCTCAGGCCGTGTTACCCCGTCATCAATGGCCACATACTGCCAATAAGGGTGGGTTTTACTGCGCGCTAATAGCCGTCGATAGCGCCCAGCCATATAGGCCGTTTGCATGTTAACGCGGTAAATCGTATCTAAGCGCCGAGGGCTACCCAGTTGGATCTCATCGCCCTGGTCGTTTTTGGTTTTGCCCCACCAACCCAGCTTCTGTAGCGTGGGCGTCAGCTGCTCTTTAAATTGCTTGGCTGTAAGCCCATCACTGAGTGCCTGGTCGAGCTGAGAGCGAATTGCACTTAAGATGTCCATGCTCGATGCCCGTGCAACAGTGAACGCCTTACTGTGGGCATGGGTGAGCATATCATGCCATTCGTCCGTCACAGCGTAGCCCTTAGATTTAAAATAGGCCACCGCGTCTGCAGGGGGCTTATCAAACGCGATACTAAGTAAACTAGGCATCGATAGAGCCCCATAGCTCACTAACAAAGAATAACCGTGTGAGCATGTCTGTCAGTGCATCTTGATCCATCATTGGGTACTGCTCAGCCAATTGGATCGCAGCAAGCTCTTCACTTTGGTTTAACGAGTCAATCAGCGGCTGCAGCAGTTGCGTATACTCTGGTTGTACATTACCGGAAGTGATTTCATCAATGGCCGCATTAAGCTGCTCTTGGCTGGCCCCATCTTTATGCTCAGTACGTAGCACTGCCAATGCCTGTGACTTAAGTGCGGCATTACCCACAGAACCACTGGGAAGCGGCTCGCTTGGCAGCTCAAGCACGTCTTCACCTTCTTTAGCACGCGGAATACCCAAGCGGTCATGTACATAACTTTGTGGTACTTTCATGCCAAGCTGCACCAGTGAACGAAGAGGGTAAGCTAAATCGCGCATGGCTTCGGTGGTTGAAGTGTCAAACTCAAAGCGCGGTAATCGACGGTTGCCGCTATAGCTTTTGCCATTGAGCGCGTACATCGGGTAGAGAATGTCGCGGTTAATGGTTTGCTCTAATTGGTGAATGTCACTGGCCGTAATACTGCTAAAGGCATTCTCATGCACATTCCCCAGGGCATTAGTGCTGGCCTTACCGTCCGCCTGGCTGGTTAGCGTACCTCCTAAAATAGCCTTAGATTGTGTCAGCTCGCACCAACGGATCATGGCTTCAAAGGGGTCGGATTGACCATTGGCTGCACTTTGAAAGTCTATCTCCATGCCCTTAGGAATGATCCCCCCAGCGTTATGGCCAATGGACATAACGGCTCGCAGCAGGGTCATTTTCTCTTTTTGGGTGGCACCACTTGGATACTTGCCCAGGCGCACCGGCAGGCCATAAATCTCTAAGAACTCGGCTAAATCGCGCACCGAGTAATTCTTAAATAGGAAGGGCCAACTCAGCACCGACACCAGGCCGGTGCGGTGAATATACCCCGATTTACTTTTATGGATATGCATTGCCCAACCAAAGGCACGGGGCGCTTCCCCAAGATGAGAGCCATCATTTAAACGCAGCTCATTACGGTTATCAGGGTGTGTTTTGAAGAGATTCTGGTCGCGAAACTCGTAGCCGGTGACTATTTGCTGCTTCTCGATGTAGTCCCACTGCAGCTCGTTTGCTGAAAAGCCTTTTAAAATGGCATCCGTAAAGTCGAATAACAGATCATAAAACCACGTTGCATCCTCTATGATTTCAGCCAGCATTTCTGCATCGCGTTTCTCTGCCGCATCAGCATTGCGCGGTGGGCGAACATGCCAATCTAAGCCCACAATGGCGCGGCGGCGCTTACCAATTTCACACGCCACGTGGCCATCTTTGTCCTCGATGTCTTTGGCTAAGTCGGCCATAGCCGCCAAGTTACCTTGTTCGGCTTCGCGAAGAAGGCGCGCCAGCTTGGCAGGGTTGAGTCCTTGTGTTGGGTGCTCTGCAAACGCTTGCATGAGCGCCGCAACGCGACTGTTGTTCTCGCTTTGAGGTTCGTTTAAGTCATCTAACGAAAGCGGATCACCATTAATATCTACTAGCATAAGTTCCTCACCAACACCCAGCGCCCTGGTAAGCGCTTAGGTCTTCGTAGTCAATGTCGTCGTTGTCGTCTGGTTCGTCGTGTTTAGAAGGGAGACCTGTGAACTCAATGGCGCTGCCATCCATTTCTACGGCGCGGATCAACATGGCGATAGACACGGCGCTATCACCGTGACGCTTTTGGCCATCACTGCCTGTGTTTTTCCCCTTATCCACCAATGGAATGCCGTCTTTAAGTTTGATATGACCGAGGTCATCAAGCACATCCTGGTCTTTGGGCAGTGTGATGGTGTTCGTTTCAAAATAGTCTTTTAGCTTAGGCATCCACTCGCGATACCAGGCTTGAGAGAGGTGAACGCAGTCCACAAGCTCGGTGCCAAATTTAAGCGCTGCTGCCTCAGCGAGATAACCGCCATTGCCCGTTGCATCGAAAGCCATGCCGCGCAAGCGCGGTAGTCTTGTGGCGATATACAACATGATTTGCTTTTGTTGCTCGTAAGTCACATTGCGCAGCTCAACCATAAAGGGCACGTTCACCGAGGTGTCTTGGTTTACTTCACCAATACTGAACACAGTTAGGTCGCCTGAGCGGGCAAAGTCTTCACCAAATGCATGGCTTAGATCAGGATTTAACTGACTCAACAAACTATCCAGGTTTTGCTCGCACCACGTATTCACTTCTGCAACGCGCTGCTCTTCGGTCCAGCTTTCAAAACCATCCGGCGCAGTGAAGCGCTCAACAACACACTCATCACTTTGTGCTCGTGAACGTAAGCGGCGACTTAGATACTGGCCAGCACCTTGGCTTGGTACACAATAAAGTTCTTCGTTGGCGGCTTCCTTGGTGGGGTAAAGCGCCACTTGGGCCTCAAGCCATTGCTGCTCTTGTTCCTTGCTCCACTGCTGCCCACTGACCAGACAAATGCGTTTGTATAGGCCGTGCTCAAGAGCTTTATCAATAGGGATATGATGAACGGAGTATTTTTTATCACCTCTTCTGGCTGCTGTTATCAGCGTATTAAACAGGTTATCTACGCCGTTATGGGTCGAGATGATACGTACTTTGCCGCCCCACATTGTCAATGCCATTGCGGCCTTGAGCACCTCGTCTAATCTATCGTGAAACGCTGCTTCATCAATGACCACGTTACCTTGGCGGCCACGTAAGTTGCGTGGGTTGGAACTCAACGCGACAATCTTTCGACCAGAGCTTGGGAACTTCACCTCAAAGGTGTTAATGCTCTTCTTAGTGCCGTCCTCGTCTTCGTCCTCAAAAATCCCTTCCTCAATCTCGCCCATCACCATGTTGAGCTTTTGCGCCCAAAAGGCGCAGGCATCAATAAACTCTTTGGCCATTTCTTTATCTGAGCCAAGATAGTAGGTGTTTTGGGCATTGGTGGGAGCCACTGCACTCATCACATCATCAAGCGCTTCGGCAAAAGTGAGACCAGTACGCCGCGACTTCTCAGCAATTTTTACAACTGCTTCATCTTCAATCCAGTCGCGCTGGTACTTGAATAAGATGTCCGTGCCCAGGGCAAGTGCCAAGTTACCTGTAATTTTATTTAGTTGAGCGTCGGATTTTAAGAGTGCGTCATCAGCCATGCTGTAGCCCTAGAATGTCGCGTTTAAAGAATGCCAGCATTTCCTCTTGAGATTGCGGCAAGTGTTCATTCTTGGCTTTGTGGTCTAGCTCTTCTGCAAGCTTCTCAGCGTACGCCTTTTCGATTTCTTGTTGGCGCTTGTGTGCAGCCATCGCGGTTGACTCAAGACGCTGAGCGGCAAGCATGGCATCTTTAATCATGCCAATATCCACATCGTTATCGTCGTCGGGGTTGAGCAGCTGGTGCTGCATGGCCTTGAACAACTGAGAGCGGCCCATTTCCAAAATAAGCTTGGTGGTATCGCCGGTTGGCTTATCGCCTAGCTCAGCAGTCAGCGCTTTAGTCGATTCACGCAGCTCTCGTAGCTTCTGGCCAATGGCTTCTGTTTTCTGCGCATGGCGTGATAGGCCGCTTCGGCTGATGGTGGCTTCCTCATCAAGGCCTGCTGCGAGTATGAGACTGTTCACCTCGTCCAATATATCGGCTTGTGAATAGCTTTTATCACGCAGCATGGCATCAAGCTTGCGCTTAATGTCCTCGGGGAGCTGGTCAATCTTGCTGGACTTGCCTCGGGAGACTTTATCCATATTACCCCCGTGGCCCTGGGCGTTTAATTCCTGGTACAACGCTGTGGCCATTGGCAACATCAATCCCTGCATGGGTGATTTTGGCAATCCAAGTATTATCGCTGAGTCGCTCTACCGTGACGTAGCCGTTTTGCTCTAACCAGTTCACTTGGGTTTTAAGTTGGTCTCGGCTGCAGCCAAGGGCATAGCGTTGCAGAATGTCAGCCAGCATGCTGATATTCGCGCCATAGTCTGCAGATTCCTTCAATGAGATCAGAATGCTGATCCGTTGGTGTTCGGCCTGAACATCTTGTAAAGCCATAGTTATGTTCCTGTTGGGTGGTTAAGGGCTGCACCGCACGTGCATGTGTGTTTAGTTATGGCCACTGCGCTTCTCTCTGAGTTCGTTTTCCATGAGTAAGTCAGTGACTCGTTGGAGGTTCCCCAACTGCGGCGACAACGAATCAATCTTGCCGCCCACTTCAATCAGCCGCTTGTCTAGTTCGTGAATGTCATCCGCGCTGGGCATATCTGCCACGGTGTTCTCAACAGCGCTGAGCCGCGTTTTCAGTCCGTTAATACTTTCCTCATGTGATTTTTTAGTCACAAAGGTGGAGCGCAGCCAGGCCAAGGCACCGGCTCCGACAATGAGAAACCCCAGCGCGAGAAACTGTTTCCACCATTCCAAAATAAAATCCATGCGCTTACCGCCTATAATGCTGTGCGTTGATTTCAAGCAGTTCCTGGCATCCTGTGCAGGTACTGCAGTTTGAGATAGCTGCACGGCGCGCAGCGGGGATTTCAATGCCGCACTCTTGGCAGTGCGCAAAGCCAGCGCCGCTCGCTTGCGACTTAGCTAACTGGTTACTAATCGCGATGTCTTCAAACAAAGCACTGGTCTTTTGGGCGTCATCCATCAAGCTCATGCCAACCCCGAGATAACAATTTCAGGGCCCAAGTGGCCTCGTGTCAGTGTTAGGTTCTTAGCCTCAGAGAAGTCAGCGGGTGTGTATTCATTGGATGGCAGGCTCTCATTGAGAAGCCCCAAAGCTTGGTAGCTTTCAGCTGATAGCTCAGAGCAAAAGATGGAGCTTAAGCATTCTTGGTTAGCGCCAAAGGGCCCATCGTAAGCGCTGCGCAGTAATTCAAGCTGGCGCTGTTCATACGGGCGGCCCGCTAATTCTTTACGCAGCTGAATTAAAGCCTCATGGTTGAGCTCGCCCTGGTCCACGCCCTCAAGCTGGCGAATGGCTATATTCCCTTGGTAGGTATTCACACGCTCACTTAGCGGCACCAATTGCACTCCACGCACCGGCTCACCTGTGGCCAAGTCTGACAAGTTGCTTAATGTGGTCGACTCCCACACGCAGACAAATTCATACTCAGGAATAACAATGACCACGCCAACATGGGACCACTGGCTATTGGTGGCTAGCTTTATACCAGCACTGATTGGCCCACGACCTGAGAAAAGTACAATGTCGCCAGTTTTAAGCTGGCCTCGGATAGATTGATAGCTACGCTCTTTCATCGTTTTATACCTTGTTTATGGAGATGGTGCGGGAGTGCTCTCCCAGTAACTTGCCGACACGGCCACGGGCTTGCTTGTAGTGACTCAGGTTGTCTACACGCAGGCGAATATCTATTTCACTGACAGAGAGCCAGCCCTCTTTAAACTTGCTTTGCATCGTTCCGTCATGGCTGTGCAGTGGAATATCGTTGGGATTAAAGGGGTGGCTGCTCATGCGCGCCTTTACCTCTTGTTCCAGTCGCTGAGTGCGACCACGGTCATAAGACCAAGCCCAGTTATCAGCCATGACTCACCCCCGAGAATGAGCGCTCTGTGACATGCTCCAAGCGGTTATACCAGCCCTCTAGGTTTGGTTTTTGTGATGGGTCATTGGCGCAGATACGCGCATACTTTCGGCCACGGCCAACGCTCAAACGGGCAATGACGGTAGAGCTAGGTAGAGTTAGAAGCTCTCGTAAGGTGTTGGGGCCAATGATGCCATCAGCCTTGGTGCCTAGCTTTCGCTGCAGCATTTCGGCGGCGGAGGCAACACCGTGCTGAACAGCCGCATCAAGCATCATTAGATTAATGCCTGGCGCAAGTTCATCGCCGTGGATAGGTCGCCAATAATGTAGGTGATAGAGCCGTATTGCTTGCTCTAGTGTTAAGTTTGCAATATCCGTATTGGGGAAGGCCCGCTGGCTGATACCAAATTTAGTGAGTCCACCTCTGTCTGAGGCTATATCGTTAATGCCGCCATCGTCACGCAGACCGCCTTCAAGATGCAGGATTTCTAGCATGCACAAAGAGAAAGCGAGTGAGTATGACGCTAGCTCTTCGCGTAGTTTTTTAGGTACTTGTATTATTGAATGCATATCGAAAAACCAAATTGCTTTTCGATATTGTGGTTATCTCACCTTGATGATTGGGTGTGCGGGATTTCGGGAAGCTTTAAGAAACGTCATACAAAAACATAGGGGTACTATCTTGGCTTGTACTATAAGCTCTCAATCTAGTAAGTAAATCCAATTAGTGTGTTAAATTATGATCGCCTTCGTTTGGGGAGCAGCTGGTCACTTGTTGTATTTTGGCTGATTCCCCATAATCCGCAGGTTTACTAATTTATAACTCTTCCCGCGAAAAATCAGTGATGCTATCACCGAACTGACTAATGGCTTTTGCCTTCAACGGGTTTAGTAATAAGCGTAGTTCGACTAGATCGTTGCCTACTTCAGCGACTTCATCTGGATCATCTGAAGCTTCGCATACCTCAGCCATTTGTTTTTCAAGTGTTAATAGGCCTTCAAGCACATATTTAAGTTCTGACTCTACAAGCTCAAGCTTTAACTGACTCATACAACTTTTCCTTCTTTCTTGAACACCCTAGATGCTTTTAAAGCCATTTCCTCAAGGAGTCCTTTAAACTTGTCTACCGGCATATTACAAGTGGGTGCAATACAGTAATGATGGGGCTTATCCTGAACCATTTTTAATCCCTGAGGTGGCTGGGTGTTCGGTGAAAACCTCCATACCCAACCCGTCATTGGCGCATTGTTGATTCCCGCCTTATCGAACACGCTGATTCCTTTCCCGTTCGCAATAATAACCTTAATTCCATTTACGATTGTAACATCGACATCGCGAGCCCTCACATTTGACAAACGAGGACTTGAGGCGTTTCCAAGACGGAAAAGTTCTTCAGGTAGTAAGTAAAATTCTTTTGGGTACATAGTGATCTCCGTATCTTTAATAAAAGCTAATGTCGTTACAAAAGCCAAACAGAGGACGTAGAGGTCCGTTAAGATTGACATATTTTATTGGGTAAGACGAACCGAAGGTTTGGCTTTCTGTAACATTTTTTAAATTTATTTGTCGTGGACTGCGTCCTTTGGAGCCGTCCAACCATACATCTCTTCTGTTAAAACGAAGCGAATATCCTCAAGCTTCATTGCTTTGACATCAGAAGGTAGCCAATTAAATTTGTGTATTAAATAGTAATAGACAGCTTCAATGCCTTGTAACTCCCTATAACCTTCCCTTTTAGCAATTTCGTCACCATACACATCCAGCATATAATCTAAGCTGGATTGTGCCTGATGCCAATTCCATGTCACCTCGTAATGCTCTTTAGTTCTCATATAATTTCCTAAGTAGTTCTATAAAAGTCTGAAATGCCAACACCATTCTTCCAACCACGATGATGCTCATTTTAACCGCTTATTGGTAACAGATTCTTGAATTGCTTACCAGTAAGCATAATGTAAAACGAAGCGATTGAGACAACCTTTTGGCGCTACTCGCCTTTTCCAAAGGCATACCCCAAAGCCAAGGAGATTATGGGCACGAAAATGCTCCAGATTTCGGCAACCGAACTGAGAATACCAGAAGTTTCTGACGGAGTAACAAGTTCATTTATGAATATCAGCAAGCTAAGACCTGATGCAACATAGAAGCTCCATGTGATTGTCATCCAGATGAATGAATCTTTCGCATTTTTCCCCGTTCCAATATGATCAGCTATCTTACCAGCTATTTCGCTATTCGCGTATGAGCTGCCCGAGGTCTCTGAAGACATTGATTCTTCTGATCCTGAAAACTTTAATTCATCATTAGCCATCACGATTCTCTTAGCATGAAAGTGTATCGGAACTCCCGCAAATCGCCCTCAGTGGTTGAGACATAACAGGTTGTCAAAAGTGTTTTCCCTGATAATTTTCCGATTTCTAGCGGCTTTAAGATCCCCTCTCCAAGAGAGTTATTAAAGTTATGTAGTCTAATGACCATTTCGTTATTTATAACCTCGCCACTATATCTTGTCTCTTTAGAGTCTTTAATAAATTTGTATCGCACTACAAGATTAGCGATTTCAAGCTTCACCTCTGGTTCCGAAAGATGAATGACTCCTGATGCGATAACTGTGCATCCAGATGTTGAGATTTTAATTGGAAACTGGCTACTATTAATCAAACAAACCCCCTGTATAAAATATCGTGCTCACTGTGATAAGGATGGCGAGCGTTGGTGAATTTCTCGTCGCGCGTACTGAACTAGCATGCTATTACAGCTATATATCATTGAGCTCACTTCTCATTTGCTTCATTAAAGCTGTAGATTGAGCCTGAATATCAGTTGCCAGCTTAGCAGCCTTCTTCTTGAAAGCTTCTGATTTTTCATGTTGTTCTAAAAAAATAATATCGGTGAAGTTTTTCAAATATTCGTTTGTGCACTCCATCGACTCTTGAGTAAGCTGCTCAAGCTTATCAAATGTTTCAAGCATCTCATCTGTCGCTATTAGCTTCAGCCGATTGGACTCACTTTTGAGCTTTAGAACATCTTTGATGCCCTCCTGATGAAGTATAGATAATTGAGAATTTAATCGACTTATAACCTGCCTTTCTTCCTCTTGGTCACCCTTTTCAGAGGCTGCAAGATAGTTTCGAAGATACTCGTCGAATATTGGCTGCATACGCTCAGGCATCTCAGTCTGATACTTCTTCCCAAAGCTATCCAAATCTGTTACGTACTTGGCATACTCAGAAGCTTTTAAATCGAATATTTTTAATCGCCTATCAGACTCGTATCTAAGTTCCTGTTCTAACTGTTTCAGATTTCTTTCGTGTCTTTGCTTATTAAAATAAGAGAACGCAATCCACAGTGTATTTACAAGCCCAAACACCCAAACATAAAATTCAGGATTCTCTTGTATTAAGTCATAGATTGCCCGCATGGATTTCCTTATTTCGTAACAATTTAATGTCAAGCAAGTAGTTCTCTTTAACTCAAACTATCTCACTTTTTCAATTCGACTATAGATAACAGATTTAGAAAGTACATGCCAGTATTGAGGCGGCCAAGAGCTTCTCACGACTTTGACACTAAAGAGAAGACTCCTTGGCGAAGGTTTAAAATTGCCGGATATAAACAGTATTTTAAATGAGTGTCTGGGTGTTCATTTCTCTTCTATTTCTTCTCTAGCGAAATATAAACCTTTTTAATCTAGGTGTGATGTATTCACGCTGAGCACTTTATAAGCTTCTTAATGTTGTTAGCGGGCTTTCCGTTTCAGATATGCCTGCAGCTATTAATTGTCATATTTGCAACATATTTCAAGTGGCTGTAGCTACTGAGACTTCAAATAGGTTCAATCATTAGAATAAGCTCCTCTGACGGCGAGCATTTTCTGCCTCTCGTTGTTCTTGAATAATTTCTAAAACTCTGCGCTCCGTTAAGCTAAACTTTATGGCTAGACACTCCACATTGTTACCTTTGAATTCTGCCCAAATCTGTATATCTCGTAGCGCGGCTTTTAAGCGCTTGTCGGTAGGTAGGTATATGTCACGCCCACCGAAATAGTGACTAAGCGCAAACGTTAAGCCCTCGGCCAATTTGTCTGCGTCTGCAATGTTTTTCTTTTCAAGCTCGCGTTGCAGCAGCATCACTAAACTTTGTAAGGTACTCGGCCAACGCTTGCGTACACCGTCTAGTTCTTGACCTTCGAGGTTCGCCAAGCATGCTTGCAGTTGCTCTACTTCACTACCAAACAAGTCACTTTGGCTTTTCTCTGGAGGATTCGTCTTTCGCTGGCTCATGACTCTTCACCTTTAAAATATGCTTTAAAGTTATTGCTATAGCGTTTAATCTGCTCTTCAAGCGCTTTCTTGTTCTGTTCGTTAGTTAGCTCAACACCCTGAGTCTTCACTTCAATACTATTGCTTCGCTGTTCTTGAATCGGGGCTGTGCATTGCTCAAGTGCGCTACTGAGCACTTGCTTCAAGTAGTTATGATTTGCGAGCGGTTTAACATCTTTGTTGTATAATCGCTTATTCATAATGGACTGCACTGTTTGGTACATTGCCATTGTGAGCGCTTGGTGGTTTTGTGCAAGCGCTAGCGCTTCTTGGGCTAACTTGGCTGCGCGACTGTTACTAAGGTCTTGCTTCGCATGACGGAACAATCCCAAATAACTCACCATAGCTCGCCCTGAATGTTTGCCCATTCCCGCAACGATAGCCAGCAGACATTTACCAGCATCGTCCTGAACCATTTGATCTAATGTGATGTGGCTCTTACATATTGAGCAACGACTTAGCTTCATTAATGCTGTACTCATAGGTTTCGCAAAGCTGTTCATATCCATATTCAGGCAGCATGCTCTTTGGGATTTTGGTGGCGACTATCCGTTGCGTCACTTCATCAAAGTTTTGCACATACACATCAAGCTCATTCAGCATGAGGTGTTGAATCATTTCTCGCATATGCCATCTTTTAAGCGCTTCAAGCACTGGGTACGCCTGTTTATACGTCAAGAACTGAGTATGAAAACTCACGTTTTCACCAATTTTGCGGCGGTTAAGTATGCGATTAACGAATGCATCCAGTGCGGTTTCTGATCCATCATTCACAAACCCTTGCTTATGCATGGTGATCCAAATGGCGCGAACCTTAGTTACTTCACCTAGCTGACTAACACTTGTTTTTGGACTAATGCGTTTTTTATTACCGTTTGAATGGCTTTTAAACCCGCATTTTTTTAAATAATCCAAGGTCTCCGAAAGCTGTTTTGAATCCATTTCCTTGCATGACTTCTTACCAGTCACACTAAGCAAAACGACCCTATAGGTTTCATCATCAAGTGCAAGCTGGTTTTTTGCTATATGGATCAGTTGAATTAATTTCGATTTACTCATAGCTCACTCTTTATTTTCCTTTTTTCCAAAAACTGTACCTGCCAGTTTTTGGAAAAAAGCCGCATCCTTGCGGTTTTTTTAGGGTTTGCCCTAACGCCTACATGGAGCTAGTTCTTTTCCGTTTATTTTCATTAATTCACTTTTCACCGTGAACGTTAAACCTTGAAACTCACAATCTAACGTTGCTGTTCCCTGACGCTTTGCAATAGCGTTGATCAAATCTATCGCCATAGTTTTCTCAGTTATTTTTATTATCTGAGTCATTTCCCGCGTCTCCTATAACTTCGCTATATCTAGTGAAACAGGAACCTCTCGCTCCCCCTCCGTGGTGTAAAAGCGAATAAAGCGCCGTGAATCGACCACTTCAATAGCATCTGCAATAATTGCCATTGCTCGCTCCCACTTTCCTGATTCGTCGTTGATATTTAGGCGGCGAAGGCCAAGCACGCGTTGAACGCTCACCCGCCCTTGCCTATTCGTCGCAAAGGTCTGTTCAATAACAGCTTTTAGGTTTTCGTTTGCGCCCTCACTCCACTCGTTAAGACAATCAGTTATAAATTCTTTAGCAATAAGTAGCTCTGGTCCAAGCTCGATGCTCTCTTGTACTTGAAGCACTACCTTGTGTTTATGATCAAAACTTCTTAGGGTAACGTTACCTTTTTTACCACCCAAGTTAGCTCCGTACTCTTGACGCAGTAAGTCTATAAATGAATCAAATTCAGCTATTTGTTTTTTCTTGAATTCCGCTAAAGCATCGCGTTGCTCAATCGCTAGTTCTACTGCCTTACATGCGAACTCATGACGAACGACGTCAGCCGGACGAATATTTTTAGTTGGCACCTTCGCACCTCTATGATCGATTAAATAATCAGTTTGCATTTGCTTCCCCTTCAATGAATAAAATGACTTGACCAAACAACTTGGCGCTTTTTATTAAGCGAGTAACTCCCGCCCGTTTCTCTGTTATAATCGGTAACTCTTTCGGAGCTTGACCACGTACCTCAATTACGTTTCGGGAGATGCCCTTTCGCATGGCTAAAACTTCAAAACCTCTATGCTCTAACTCAGCAATAATTGGCTGTATTTTCATGATTTATTGACTCCTAATTTAGAGTTTGGGCATCCCGAGCGACACGCCTTGTAAAGCTGTACCCTTATGTGGTTTGTCGCTGCAAACTTTCGCCCCTGGTGATCAAGACAAATGTTTATTGCTATGTCCCCTAAAATTGGGCAACGAACCGACTGAGCCATAAACGTACCCCGTACTTTTTGCTCAATTGTGTGCGTATTGGCTTTATACTTCCCGTTTACAACCTGACTAACAGTCGCCTTTGAAACTTTTAACTTTTGAGCAACCGCCATCAACCCTAGGGCTTGAACTTCATTTTGTAAGATTTCTAACCAGCTACTGTTGTTCATGTACTTCTCCTGCGACAACCTTTTCCATGACCGGACTAGACTGCTTCACTTGAGTTCCAAATGGTTGTAGCCGCTGCTGATTCGCATCGAAGACACCATTAGCTCTTGGAATAGGCCGAGTGGGCCCCGTGTCTCTTAGCAGTCGATAAATAGTATCTTCACCAGCCCTTGCTATCGCAGTGCCCGTCCTAGGAGCTTGTTTGGCAACCATTAAATAGCCTGCCTTTTTTAATAAAGAGATGTATGACTGCGCAGAATTAACTGTTACCTCGGCTGTAGCAGCCACTTGGGCAACTTCAAAGTCTCTTAAAATTCGCATGGATTGCCACATCTTTTGCCTTCCCGAATTAGCTTGTACAGCTTTAGATTTCGTCTTATCAAACGGCTTAGCTTTAGGCTTAATGACTGTGAAGAAGTCTTCGTCATAATCCTTAGTCCGTCTGACAATTCTTTTCCCTTCTAAGCGCTTAGCAAACGCCTTCAAACTATCCATGTTGCTATGCTGTAAAGCCGCGTTAACCTGACTTAAGCGGAAGGTTTTTAATACCGTCATGGCTTCCCAGGCTTCTTGTAAGTGTTTACGGCTCACAGCAACTCCTTATGCTTTTTTCAGAAATAAGTCTTGGTTGCCCCATTGCATCAAGTCGATTTCTGTCAAGTCATTTGCTTTGGCCATTGCCTCTATCTTTGATAGCCCTGTTACGATGCGTCGAACCTCACCATCAGTCTCTTCAAGCAAGTGCTGTAGAAGGTCTTCGTTAATTGATATTTCTGGCTCAACGACAGCAGCGACTAAAGTCTTGAGATCATCGAAAGTAGCAGGTTTAAATTCCAACCATTCTGAGATTCGGTTGTAAAACTGTTTGTGACGTTGAAGCTTGCGGCGCACAGACTCCATACCAATAAGGATTACAGGGCAACTGGTTAAGTCGTGAATATCGCGGACACTCTCAAGCGTGTTTTTATCGTTAAGCAAGTAATCAGATTCGTCTATGAATAGAGGGCGACTTTCCAATGCCATGCGCTCAACAATGTAGTTCAGCATTAGCTCTTTACTGTGGTACTCGGGACCAGATAGCTCTTTAACTACTTGACGGAGCAATTGAGCTAAACTCATGCCTGAAGTTGCGCGAATATAGATACCGTTACAACGGTTTACCACAAAGGCAGTAGCTGTGGTTTTGCCTAAGCCTGGATCACCATAAATGAGGCCAATTCCAGGCACTCCGTACGCTCGACCAGAGAGGCTTTCAACCATCATCTGAGTTTCAACTACGTTATTTACAATTGCGATTTGTGTTTTCATGACTTATATTCTCCTAGGTTTTATTTCAGGGATTGGCGATGTTGTGAAGTGCTCGCCATATCCCTCTCTTCTATCAATGAATCTAAACGCGATGACATCGCTCTATTTTGTTGCTCCCAGATACTGAGCCAGCCCTTCTCTTTTCCAGTTAAATCACGCTCCAAGCGCTGCTGTTTCAAATACATTGCTTTGTCGTTCGTGTTTTTGAAAATAGGAGCAGGATTTATCGCGGCAGCCTCTGCCTCTCGCTGCAATTCTGCGCGTTTTTTATCTATTTCATTAAGTCTTTCTTCGCCTAAAGCAGGACGCTCCGCTTCTAGGGCCAATAACGCAGAGTCCATCATTGAGCTCTTATGTTCTACTCGCCTCTTTGGCATCGCAGTAATAGCTTGATTCTGACGCTTGTGGTGCTCCAAAACTTCGTTAGCAATGTTCGAGACATTTATGCTTTTAGCTATCCTTTTCGCTTGCTTTATCTTTTCTGCCGTGACGGCTTTTTGATTGCGTTTGGCAAGTTCAGCAATTTCTTGCCTTGTTAAACCAGCAGATTCAATTTCAGGGTCCACAGCTATACAAACAAATTCTTTATTGAGCCGGTTAAAAACATAAATACGACCAGCATTTTTTGGATCCCACTTACACAAGACTTCATCACCAATTACTGCACCAAGCTCTGGAGCAATATAGATGCCGCCGCTTACCTTTATTCCTTCTTTACCTACCGTGCGGCGCCCTTGGTTTGAAGGAACAGGTTGCAACATGACATCTAGTAGCCGTTCATCATTAATAACCCGAATTTGATCACGGCTGGCTGCTAAAATCTCATGAGGGGTTTTACCTCCCAAGTTTCCGTGAGGCCTGTGCATGTAAAGGTTGGCTATCCAGTCATCAATGAATTGTTGTAACTGTTCCGACGTTAGATTTACTTTCACTGGCTCATTCTTTTTCCCTGGGGCAGCTCTCTTTGCAAGCCGTTCTGCAAACGTTTTTCTTGCCTCAATATTCTGCCGTTCAGCGACGTTATGCCCTATGTAACCAGTAAGTAGTTCAGCTATTCCGTGACTAAAGGTTCTAAAAAACCGCTCAATATACGGTTTTTCTTCACCTGAAAATGGACGTGTTGTCTGGTGCTCAATCTCGAGAGCATCAAATACACTTTCTATTTGAATGGATGTGTAGTCAGCACCGTTATCAGTTCTTGCTACGTCAGGAATACCCCAGTCTAGAATTGCCTTTCTTATCACCAAACAAATTCCCTCTGAGTTAGAAGTTGGATGCACGACTACTGCAGGGCGTCTAGTGTAGACATCAATTATTCCTATTAGAGAATGCCTTCCATCCGTAAGCATCACATCTGCGGGTGTAGAGTCGAACTCCCATAATTGATTTATCTTTGTTACACTTTCATCCATTTTCCCCATTGCTGACATAAACTTGTTCTTCCATGCATCTGGGTTTGTGAGTTTTGTATACAGTGAAGCGTTTTCTTTTTTCCATTTAGTCAACCAATCACGAATAGTTGTTTCTGCAGGTATTCCTTTATTTGTTTCACTAAAACGGGATAAAAGCCCTTCTCTTATGTGTGTAGCCTTCACGTGTGGATAGTCGCAAACCATTGCTACACAAAAATCTTTTAGCTCTTGGTCAGATTCAATGATTGACTTCCCACTTCGTTTTACCTTCACCGCCAATGCCGCAACTCCTCTTGTATCCACGGCTTTTTGCCATCGAATGAGGGTGATTCTAGACACTGAAGGAACTAAGCTTTTAAGTGGTAGACAGCTTTCAATTAAACCCTGGTTATACAACTCACTAAATAAGTCAAAACCGGCAACTTTAGGCTGACCATTTTCTTCAATGAAACACAGCGCAGCTTTAAGTAATTCATACTTAGCTTGTGCTTTAGGTGGTATATCTTGAGCTGCGATTAGGCCCTTTAAGTTTTCTTGCTTATTTCTTACTATCTCAGCTTTATCAAGCTGCTCCAGCTTTTTCTTCATGGCGGAATAGGCTGTTCCACTTTCAAAGGCAGAGCTTTGATTCTCCCTAATTATGGCCTCCATTAATTGCACACTAACGTGTGCAGGTAAATTCTCTATGATGTACTCCCGAATTTTCCCCCCTCTCCCTCGGACTTCCTCATATGCCCAGTTTTCTTCTTTTGCCTGTTTTAAAATGCTTCTTTTGCTTACGAGTAAGTAAGCCGCTATCTGCAAAGCTGTTAAAGTCTTCATTTAGTGATTCCTTTCACTGCGGTTCTTGCTGGTTTTCCTCGATTAGGATTACCCTTGTCGTCGTATCTATCAGGCCAAATTTCAGAGGCTCTAACTCCGATCACATCAGCAATAATTCTTTCAGCTTGAGGATACGGTCTATGTAAAGCCGTCTGAATAGCGTTAGACGTATATCCCCGACTAAAAGACAATTGCCGACAAGACCAACCTTCATCCTCAAGGGCCTCTTTTATCTTTGATGTTGTCCAACCCAATTCATTTAAGGTCTTCATAACTACACTCAAAAGTATCAATCTGTATTCATGCATACAAAGATACACACATATTTGTGTGCATACAACACAAATAGACACCTTTGTGTGCAAAAAGAGGTTAAACCATTGAATTTTAGTAAGCTATTCTTAGCAAAAGTCGTTTTTTTTGAGGTTCACAGTTCACACTTTCAAAGTGCGCCCTTCACACTTTTCGTTTGGGCATGCGCAAAATGTTTTGTTTTGTATGCACTAAATTGTGTGTTTAAATAAATATATTCTTCATTCTAAAGTTTCTTTATTCATGTCTGCTTTTAATCAGTACCTTAAAAGACTTCGCTTAAAAGGCGGGATAGACATTGGCACGGCCGCAGCAAAAACAGGTGTTCATCGAAACACGCAGACAAAATATGAAGACTCCAGAGATCCATCTATCGATTACCTAATTGAGTTCTCTCAACTGGTTAACGAGCCTTTTATTAAACTGATAACCAAGCGCGTAGAGCTTTCGACGGCCTCATCAGAAGCAGTCTCGAAGGCTCTGGAATCTATAAATAGAAAAGCTTGGACACAACAAATGATTATTGAAGAGACAGGTAGTAAATACTCAACTAACTCGCATGTGATCATTGGGGAGGAATCACACAAACTCATTCCCTTGGGCGCGACAGCAACTGTGGATCCTAATGATAAAGAAATTAGCGAGGGGTGTTATTACGCATTCTTGAACCCTATGAGCAAGGCTCATTTTGCAGCGCAATTGCGATCAACTAAAACGCTCCTCAAAATTACTTTCTCAAACCCCAATCGCGATGACATGAGCTTTCAACTTGAAGGTGGGGAAACTGAGATTGGCTATATACTGAAAACCCTGGGTATAGTTGGTAAAATAGTAAAAACGGAGCTTGAGCTGTAG